CTGTAAATGGAATTAATTTTTCTTATACGAGTCCTACATTGGAGGGTATGCCTAGATGGAAGATCGTGAACGAATCTCAACCCTTTTCTCTAGTCGAGACAGTAATGACACCAGGGATCGACACAATTACCCAAATAAATCGAACTATAAACACAACAACAACTACCACTGTAGAAACTACATTTGGGCAATAGCTCTGATTCTCTGCCCATCAAAAGTTTTAGCAAATACCACAGTGGCATCCCCATCTAGCAATGCACAAGGTACAGTTAATAATAATGCAACCATGATAGCCCCGCAAAGCACCCCACAATTCAGAATGTCGCAAGGCATTGTTTGTAGTTCTCCAAGTCTTACTATTACTCCTTATGTAACAGATGCGTGGTCATTTAACACTCCTAGAGAAACAGTAACTAGACAAAATATTTATGACGAGGATACTGGCGAAATAAAATATGTACAAGAAACTCCAAGATTTGAAAAAGAAAATTTTAATTTAAATTATGGTATATCTGCACAATTTACAATTCCTTTAGGCAAAGCACCTGACTTATGCTTAAGAGCTACAGAAGTTAATATAAAAAATCAACAGTTATTATATCAGAAGCAGATGTTAGAACTTGCAATGTTTCGTTTAAAGGTATGTGGGGAGCAAGCGAACCTCGGTGTTACTTTCGTTGGTAAGTATGCAAAAATATGCGAGGGTATAAAAGTAACAGTACCACCTGGCCAAGTTATTCCACACACACACAAAATTGACACGAAAAAATAATTTTTAATTTTCTAAATAATTTAAGTTTAAAACAAATCTTAATTTTTTATCTGTAGCCCAAACGCCAGCGTGTTCTGTTGTGTTACTGAAAACAACCACACTATTAGCTATTGATCTTACAAAAGTATTATCCTTAATTTGTGTACCACCATTATTTGTATTTAGATAAAAAATCGCTGTTTTACCTATACCTTCATAAGGTGACTTATTTATATCTACATGATATGCACTGCGATAATTTTCTTGAGAAGCAACAGTACAATTTGCTCGCATAAAAAGCATTTTCTTAACATTGAGACATTTATATAATTCTTTAAATTCATCACTTAAATAATAAAATAGATCATGTGTCATTTCAGCATTGTGACCTTTTTTATATATATCTAAAGTAAAAAGTACTTCATGTTTTTTTGGTTTTTGTAAATCACTCTCACCAAAATAATCTATACTTCCATCCGATTCTTGTGGGTGAACAGTATAGTCAAAACATCTGTAGCCATTATGTTGCATTATAGTCCCTGCTAACTTTGCAAAAATATCGTTAGGTAATAAGTTATCTATAATATTCATTTTTCTTTCTTCTTAGAAACTTTTTTTATCAAATTTTTAACTAAAGGTTTTACTAAATTTAAAATAATAGGAGTAGTCGCAGCCACACTAGCGATAACAGCAGTAGAGACAATAGTGCTAGGTTGTGGGATGTACTGGTCGATAAAAGGTACTTTTTCCCAAACCGCATTGCATCCATCAATATCTCTCTCCCATGTTACCAGCCTCTCAAGCCTAAGTTCATTTTTGAAATCGCCCTGCCTAAATGGTGCATTTTTAGGAGGACATGGTTTATATTCTTCTTCCTTCTTATCTTCTTTTGGTATTTCTGCTTTTGGTGGTTTGCCTTCTGGTAACTTTTCCTGCTCTGTAATTGGTGCTTGTTGTTCCGTAATTACTAAATTCTGTGCATCATAAATAAGAGGTGTAAAATTTGGATAAGGGCAATTTGTTACTACACCATTTGGATCATCTATTAGCAAGTTTCTATTGCCTGTATTTTTAGTATCACGATGAAAAGATGTACAACCTATAACTTCTATATCTGAAGTAAGAAATAAAGGTAAAGGTATTTCTGGTATATGAATATCTGGAATAATTATTTCTGGTATTATTATTTCTGACATTTCCTTTTATAAACCTCAACACTTGATTGACATTTAGGGCATTCTAAAAAAGTGAGAGTTGTATATTCATCTAAGATTTCATCAACATCTATATTTGACATACATATAAGTTCTGTCTCACAATAAAAACAATTCATTTATAGTCCAAGGTTTTTAGGCAAAGGAATTGATTTACCTGTCGTTTTTGGAATTGCATTATCCATTACATTAGGCAAAAGTCCTTTTACTTCTCCTAATACTTGATTCATAATTTTTACTTTAAATTGTTCTGATGTTACATACTTAAATGTAAAAAATCCACCGCCAAGTATTCCTAATACAAGAACTGTAGATAAAATAGAAAGATAGTTACAAATCTTTTGAAACATGAGAGATGCTTTTTCTAAAGCTTTAATACCTGTCACTATTATAACTTTTATGGCCGTTTGTGCATTAGCACCCCTTTATATAACACTTGGCATGATGACAAGAGCTAATGTATCGAGCCAAAAGTGAATTTCTTTTTCCATCACAAATAGTGTCTGGAGAAATACCAAACTTTAACAAAATACAGCAACCATTAATTGATTGGATTTATAAATACAAAAACAATCATCAAAAATCTGCACGTTTATCAAACGTAGGTGGTTGGCAGTCTGAAAGTAAAGAAATATTTAATGATGAAGGTTTTAAGCCTTTTGAACAAACAATTATAGATTGCATTTTTGAATTATGTTTTGAATATGAATTAATACATCCATTACAACTAATACAAATGTGGATTAATGTAAACCAACCTAATACTTACAACATAAGTCACAGACATCCTGGTAATACATTGAGCGGTGTACTTTGGATAAGACAAACAGATTCTATGGGTAAATTTGTTTTTGATAATATGGACGTTGGTTATAGAGATGCAATGCTTTTAATAAATACGAACAAAGAGCATTTATCTAAACACAATATGATAAATGAATATACACCAGAATATCAAGACGGAACTATGATGTTATTTCCATCCGCCTTGAGTCATAGAGTTGAAATAAATAAAAGTAAAGAAGATAGAATATCTTTATCTTTTAATCTTTTTTCTTAGGTTTTTCTTCTGCAATTTGCTTTTCTGCAAAAGCTATTGCACCTTGTAATTCTAATAATTTTCTTTCACAATTATTCATAACAGTTTTTGCTTCTTGATAATTTTTTGCGATTTGCTGTTGTTCTGATTGCAATGCAGCAAGCTCCTTACCTACATCCATTTAAAAAAAATAAGTTCTAGTATAATACTAGCAAAAAATGTAATTAAAAAAAATTAGTAATGTGTGTGTTCATCTATAAAATCCTGTCTTTGTTCATTATTTATCTCTTCTTCTGGATGATAACCATGACTAAAAGCTGTAGAAACATTAAATGCCAACATTAATAATGTTGCAAAAGCAATAAAATTCAAAATTCTGTTTATATCTAGCTTCATTATACCTAAGAAGGTACTGTTGGGTAATCAGAATGGTTTATATTATTAGCAAGTTCTTCAAAAGTAGTAGTTTTGTTAGCTGGCATATCTCTTAAAGACTGTCTATAAGTTCTCCATTCAATTTTTTTTGCATCATTTAAAGGAGAATCATTAGCCTGTGTCCAATCTGTAGTAGCTAACAGAAAATTACGATGTTGTCTAAACATAGTTTCATAATCTGATTCAGTATAAACTGGTTCTTTTGTTTCCTCTATATACTTAGCTTTTGCAGTATCCCAATCGGTAAGACATTGGTTATAAGGAGTAATATCTGTAATAGATAAGTTTTCAGTTCCATCTAAATATTCAACCTCACCTTTATCGTCATACCATTGAATTGCATTAATATTTGAGTCTAAATAATCTAAATTATCAACAGTATAACCTTCTCCGTCTTTAATAATTAATTTATCAAAGGGAATAACAGTTAACCTCATTTTGTATCCTCCAAAATATTTTCTATATCTATATTATTAAGTTTGGTTGGGCCATTAACAATAGGCATATCCATACGTCTTACCATTTCATTTCTAAAAGATTCTACAGCAGCACCACTCATCCTTGTGTTTTGTGAATTTTCAATAGCAAGCATAGGAAGCCAAGCTACTGCACAAGCCCATTCTTCTACTTCTTTACCTGTTTGTGGATGATGACCCATTACTTTAGTAAACCATGCACATTTTAAGCCTATACATTCTTGTTTCATAAGTGGACAAAAGTCACCATTTTCAACTTTAATCATTAGTCTTTTTGTGCAATGATAACGTCTAAGTATCTAACTGCCAAGTTTATAGCTGTACCAGAGAATGAGTGGTTATGAGCAGAACCACTAAATGAGTGACTGTGAGCATTAATTGAGTGAGAGTGATTAGGCATTGTGTGATTGTGAGCAGAACCACTAAAACTATGATTGTGAGCATTACTACTTCCTTCGTAGTTTGTGCGATGTAAATCATAGTTTGCATATCCATTTGTACCACCTACATACATGGCAGCGGGATAACGTGTTTGACCTTGAACAATAGTTCCATAATGACCATTTACCATGTCATGAATAGCTCTTGTACCTCCAATATGCCTGTGCTGTGGCATACGACTTGTATTTAATGTATGGTTGCCGACTGAACCACCTTGAGTTCTATTGTTAGTAGAGTAATTGGTTTTATTATTTGTATTGTTTCCTCCGTTAGCGATTGAACCGCCTTGTGTTGCGTCAGCTATTGACCCAGAAACACCTTGACTTACAAAAGCAGATGTAAAATTTACAGATCCACCAGAGCCAGCCGTACCTGATACAACTCTTAAAGCTCTTTGGTTTGTGTCACTTGTATCTTTAGTCCAACCAGTAGGTGCAGATGTTTGCTGAAATATCATGCGAGTTCCTGATGGAAAACCACCCGCAGTAG